AATACCAGCACATTCGAATCATACAGTATCGAATATGAACTGATCAACCGTTACTACGACCTCCCTGCCAATGGTGACAGGTTTAATATCTGCGTGCGTACAGCTACTGATGTGAAAGTACGACTTGAACAACTGAGCGGGCAACGTCTTAGCCTCGACAGGGTAGGGAAGGAACTGAAGCGGCTGGGGTATGTAAATAAATCATTCAAAAAAGCTGGCAAGCCTAAGAAGGCATATGAGGTGGTAGAAATCGGCATTGCAGGGGCTCTTATATCTCAACAAGGGTAGTAAGGTAGTAACCGGGTAGTAACCGGGAATCATGTTCGGTTACTACCATTCAAATAAGCCACAGTAAACAATTATAAAAGAAAGGTAGTAAGGTAGTAACCGGAAATTTAATAAAACTATAAATATATAATAACTGTACTAGTGTATTAGTGTACCAGTAAAATATATATGCCTCGCCGCAACTTCCAGAAAGTTGGTTACTACCCCTACTACCTTACTACCGAAAACAATAAAATCATGAGCGAATTACAACTACAAGCAAAATGCTTTCAATGGGCACACAACACCTACCCACAGCTCAGAAAGCTCCTGTTCGCGGTTCCTAATGGTGGTACTAGGCATGCTCGGGAAGCCATGAGCCTGAAAGCTTCAGGGGTTGTATCAGGAATACCTGACATGCTTTGCCTATATCACGGCGTACCGGTAGGTATTGAGTTGAAGACAGAGGCTGGAAGGTTGTCGCCGGATCAACGAGCAGTGCATGAGATCTGGTTATATCACGGGATCGCCGTTCATGTAGTTCGCACATTCGAGGAATTTCAATCATTAATCTTAAAAATAATATCAAATGGCAGTTAAAGGACAGAAGCGCGGACAATACCGGCCATTTAGTAATACCGGCCATAGAGGTATTTCTCAGTATAAAAAGGGGCATGACGAGGGAAAGTTCGTAGCTCAGATATCCTGGTATACGAAGGGAGGCAAGTGGAGAGGTGGACAGTTAAAAACATTTAGGATCGGGTCCTACGACACTTTACTCGAAGCCATACAGGCAAGAACTGAGTTTATTAATAACCTTTTTTAAATAAATAATATCATGAGTGATCAAGCAAAAATCGTTCTGAAAGGACTTATCAAAAACATTTTCCCTGCTGAAGTATTCGGGAATTTCGAAAAGCGCGTAATGTGGTTGGAAGAGCAGGACACGCAGTATCCGCAGACCTACCAGGTAGAGTTCACCCAAGGCGACTGTAATGTACTGGACGGCTTCCAGCCAGGTCAGATGGTAGAGTGTCATATCAACCTGCGCGGCCGGCATTCTGAAAAGAACGGGAAAGAGTATGTTTTCAATTCCCTGCAATGTTGGCGAATTAAGAAGCTGGCGGATGCTGTCAAAGAGCCGGATCTTGCTACCGAGCCAGCAACTACAGATCTTGGCTACACTCCTGCAGCATCTTCAGATGAATTACCATTTTAATCGTAAGCCATGAAAATACTATCACTTGTCAACAATACAAGCGGATGCGATTACCACCGGGTCCGCTTGCCAATCACCTGCCTGAAGCAAGCCGGATATATCCAGGGAGTGGCAGCAGGACTGTCATTTGAGGATAGCTTAAAGGAATGTGATATCCTGTTCTACAATAGGTTACCTTATAATACCCAGTTGGATTACATCCTGAAGTGTAGGCAAGAGTATGGCTTCAAGATAGTGGTTGATTTGGACGACTACTGGAAACTTTATCCTGGGCATTTGATGGAAGCAATATGGAAAGCTCAGAATCTGGAACAGCATATCCTTAGAAATATCTCAATCGCCGATGCTGTTATTTGTACAAACGATCGTCTTCGCCAGAAGATACTACCGTATAACAGTAACGTTTACGTTGTGCCAAATGGATTGCCGTTCGAGGATCATCAATTTATACCTCGCCAATCAAAGCATGATGGCAATGCATACATCTACGTCGGCGGCGGTTCTCACTATTGGGATATCAGGCTCCTTGAGTCAACTATGAAAAAGCTCTCCAGAACAAACTTCAATAACCCTGTAGTACTCGCAGGTGTCGCTGAGGCTGATGTGTATAGAAAGATGAGCAGGGTATTAAGCGCATCTGGAAGCCTGTCTGGTTTTAAAACAGTGCAGCATATGCCTGTATCATCCTACATGGATTTGTATGAACACGGCACTATTGCTCTCGCCCCCCTGGTAGCCAATGAGTTCAATGCGCATAAGTCGAATCTGAAAGTACTGGAAGCGGGATGTAAGGGGATGCCAATCATAGTATCCAATACTGGCCCCTACCAAGATGATGAATGTCCGTTCCTGATGCGTGCTGATAAGTCGTCAGACTTCTACCGGTGGATTCGCTGGTGTGAGGATAACCCGAATCATGTAGTTGATAATGGCGCTGCGCTTGCCGCATACGTTCGACAGAATTATGACATACGTATCCTTAATTACCTACGCCTTGAGGCTTTTAACTCTGTGCTATGAAGAGAGATGATATCATTCGGGCATTCACGACAGATGCCGATTACCGTAAAATTTGCAATCAGATAGGAGGCTCCTATGCTGATGATCTTTACCAGGAGCTCGCCTTGGTGATGCTCGAATTACCTGATGATAAGCTGGAAAGGATTAATGAAACATGTATTAAGTGTTTCTACTGGAAGCTGGCAAAACATCAGTTCTGTAGCCGTAATAGCGCTTTCCATAAAAAGTACAGGAAGGGCGCTGAGGTCATCCGTGAACACTCGAATGATATCATCCTCATGAGTCAATCTTCATTACCTGATGAAGATCTGGTAGAGAAGGTAAATAAGATCATTAAGGATATCTACTGGTATGATTCAGGGATACTCGAGCTATATGCAGAAAAAGGAACCCTGAAGGAAGTCGCTGAATGTACAGGGATACCGATCAAAAGCATTCATGACACCATAAACAACACCCGTAAAATCATTAAGAAGAAAATCAAGAAGTATGAATAACACATTATTGATTATAGGCAGTGCCTGTCTGTCTCTGGCATTTATTGAAACAGGTATTCCCTTTAAGGTGAGGCGATATTTTAATGCCAAACGGATCAAACCTTTCGACTGTGAGGGGTGCCTTGCCTGGTGGATTGGAATTTTTTCTTCCATCTTTTTTGAAAAAAACACACTGGAAGTGATATATATAGGTGCGGTTGCGTTGGTAACGGCTGTCATAATCAATAAATGGCTTAACACATGAAATTCACACAAGAGCATATTAAAGTACTGGAAAAGCACAAGGAGCATTGGCAAAGCTTACAGCAGGTTGGCTTTATGCGCAATATTGACAAGCCCGTATTCGATGCGCTGCAGCAGGTACACAATGAGGCTATTCAGGAGGTTCATTACTCCAGGTGGTGTGGTGAGTGTGTTGCCGACATGGTCAGAAACATCTACACCCAGTATGATAAATACAAATTGGAAACAAAAACTGAAAAAAAGAATGGCAAATAACATTCATCCTACTGCTATCATCGGCCCTAATGTTCAATTAGGAGACAATAACTACATCGGCCCTTATTGTGTTATTGGCATGCCTGGTGAGCATAGGGATAAGTGGGGAGAGGATAAGGGCGTGATCATTGGTAATAATAACATTTTTACAGGACATATTACCATTGATGCAGGCATTGCTGATCACACTATCATCGGGAATAATTGTTTTATGATGAAGCATTCACACGTAGGACATGACTGCATTGTTGGAAATGATGTAACCGTATCCTGCGGGGCGAAGATAGGAGGGCACGCAGAGGTGATGGATAAGGCAAACATTGGATTAAACGCCGTCATCCATCAGCACCACAACATAGCTGAAGGGGTAATGGTAGGAATGGGTGCAGTAATGACGATGAAAGTTCAGACAGCTAATTATCAAACCTACGCCGGTAATCCTGCCAGGCATATCGGCGCAAACAAAAAGTACCTATGAGAGTCGCAGCATTGATGCTTAGTTATAACCGATATGAGCTACTAAAGAAGACATTAGAGCATAACATGAGTAATGCCGAATATCCGTTTGATCTGTATATATGGGATAATGGGAGCACCGATGAAAGGGTAATCTCATACCTGAAATCATTAGCTGATATTGAAGGTATTAAGGGTATTGCTTTAGGGCATGAGAATACTGGAATTGCAAAAACCTTTAACGCCTTGCTCAGCTCTGTATGTCGTGCAGGATATGATGCGTTCATTTTTATGGCAAATGATATCCTTGAGCCTGATAACTGGTTACGCGATCGTGTCAACTATATGAAGATGATTCCAGATTCAGGCATGGTTTCTATTGCGGTAGGTGATCATGGATATCCAAGCAGAATGAATAATGGGATGATCATTCACCCTGGACATGTTATCGGTCAGTTCATGGTCAGTCGAGAAGTATTAGACACAGTTGGGGGGCTGCGCGAAGATTTCGGACTGTACGGCCCTATAGACAATGATTATAATGTCCGATGTGAGTTGATGGGTTATGTCAACTATTATCTGCCTAGAGTCAAGGCAATTCACCTGGATGATAAGAATGACACTCAGTATGGATACAGTAAGTCTGAGCAAGTTAGTAAGACATGGCCTGAATTTGTAAATACACTGCCTCGGTATAACGATGCTAATAACGTTTATATCCCATTTGACGGGCAGATGACCATTGATATGAAAGAATATGTGCAGTAAACGTCCACTCTCGAAAGAAGAAGCTAAAAGCGCCCTTTACTGGATACGATCACATAAGGGCAGGAAAGCCTTTCGTAAACGGAAGGAGTGCAGGCATTACTTCTGTCGGGAGTGTAACGCTTATCATTTAACCAGTAAACAGACATATAATGAGTAGTGTAGGTAGGCCAATGAAATTCCAGGATCCTGTAATTATCCAGAATGCCTGGGAAGAGTTTAAGGTTAGATGTGACAATAATATTAAATATGAGGTGTCAGCAGGAAAAGTATTGCAGGTTCCTGCTCCTCGTATTTATACTCTCGGATCCTTCCAGGTTTATATCGGGATATCTCGTGAAAGTTGGGGCGATTATAAGACATACCCTGAATTTTCTGACACGATTAACGCTATAGAGGCCGAAGTACTGGCCCGTAAGGCTGATGCGCTCGTTAATGCAGAGGGCAGCACCCAGGGGCTAAAATTTGACCTAATGGCCAATTATGGCTGGCAGGAGAAGCAGGCAATAGAGCAGAAGGTAGAGGTTACCAGTGTTGAGGTTAAGCTATTACCTGCCGTAGATGGTGCCCAAATATCAACTTCTGAAAGGGAGGTGGATGTCTAATGTTCTCCGTAGGTCCATTGTATGAGGCCAATATAATGGCAACTGAGGACGTGATCGTCAACCAAGGCGGCACTTCTTCAGGCAAGACCTATAGTATCCTACAGGTTCTTTTTACGAAAGCTATACAGGCACCCTACCTGGTAATAACTGTGGTAGGGCAGGACATACCGAACCTGAAGGCTGGAGCACTCAGAGACGCTGAGGCCATCGTAGCCTCATCCACAGATCTTAGTAAGCTAGTAGTTGATTATCACAAGACTGACAGGATATTTAAATTCTGGAATGGATCAGTAATTGAGTTTAAGTCTTTTGATGGCCCTCAAGATGCAAAGAGCGGTAAACGCGATTACCTGTTCATCAATGAAGCTAACGGCATATCGTACTCTGTGTATACAGAGCTGGCAATGAGGACAAGGAAGCAGGTATTCATTGATTATAACCCGAATGCTGAATTCTGGGTACACACTGAGATCCTGAATGAGAAGGGGGTGAAGATGCTTATCAGTGATCACCGGCACAATCCGTTTTGCCCTCAGAAGATTCGTGATAAGATTGAGGCGTTAAGATTCAAGGACTACGAGTTGTTCAAGGTGTATGGCAGGGGCCTGACTGGTAAGATAGAGGGCCTTATATTCAGAAACTACAGCATAGTAGACGAAATACCAGCAGCCGCAGAGTTGATCGCTCATGGCCTTGATTTTGGCTTTACGAATGATCCGACAGGGCTACTCAGTGTTTATCGGTGTGATGGGGAGTTATGGTTGAAAGAGCGTATTTACGAGACGGCATTAACGAATCAGGATATAGCAAGCAAGTTCCCTGTTCTAGGGATATCCATGTATGATGGCATTGTGGCTGATAGTGCAGAGCCAAAGTCAATAGCAGAGATCAATAACTTCGGGTATCAGGTGGAGGCGGCAATGAAGGGGCAGGATAGCGTGAAGAACAGTATTGACATTATCAAGCGGTTCAAGCTCAATATCACACGTGACAGTACGAACCTCAGAAAGGAACTGAATACTTATAAATGGAAACAGGAT